TCGTAAATCTTGCCGTGGCTGCGAAAGATGTCCAGCACCTTTTCTTCTCCCGCCAGCCACGCCAGCACGCGGGCTTCGATGGCGCTGAAATCCATCGCCACCAACTCATGCCCTTGCGCTGCCGTAATCATTCCGCGCAGGCTGTCCGCAATCGCGTCCATCACCGGCCCGTACTGGATGTCGATATAGTCGCGGTCTTTGAAGTGCGCGATGATGTCCTCGATGTGCTTGGGCTTGATGCCGTTGCGTGGGCGAGGGTAGTTGTCAGTCTGGATGCCTCGGCCACCCCAGCGGCCCGTGGTCGCGCCGTGGTACTGCTTTGTATTCCTGACGCGGCCATCGGATGATGCCAGCTTTTGCATCGCCACCAGCTTGGCCGTCGAGGACTTGGCCGCTTCTTTGCGCAAATGCAGGGCTTGCCGCACGTTGTCGGGTAAGTCACCGGACAGGGCATCCAGCACGTCAGACTTGGCCACGCCTTCCATGGCCACGCCCTGCTGCCTGATCCACTGAATGAGCAGGGCGACTTCCGTGCATTTGCCCACCACGCCCCCCGTGACTTTCAGCATCGCGCTGTCCAGGCGTTTCTTCTCGGCTTCGACCAACGTCATGGCTTCCTCGATCTTGGCCAGATCGACTTGCACGCCCCGCTGGTTGATCTTGTAGTCCAACTCCCATACGGCTTGCTCATGCGCGGACAGTTCCACCATGCGGGCATGAATCGCCCGTTCCACTTCCACATCCTGCTTGCAGTAAGTGTAGAGAATGTCGAACTTCTCAGGGTGCGACGTTGGCGTATAGAACGTGCCATCCTCGCGGGGCTTTGACAGTTGCAGCATCACGCGGGCACCGGCTGTATCCTTGCGTTGCTCGATGCCTAGCACGGCAGCCACCTTGTCCAGCGCACCGGGCAGGCTCATGGCATAAGCCATCGCCATCGTGCAGCGGACTTGACTTGGGCGCAGCGGTGGCCAACCGTACTTTGGCACGCACACGTTGTTCCACGTTGCTAACTCAAAGGCTGCGTTGTGGGCATAGACGAGGCCGCCAGCGCGAACATGCTCCATCGCTTCTTCAAAATAAAATCCGTCTGATACGCTGCCCGACTCTGCGGAATCCCACAAATACACTGGCGCGTCACCAAACGCGAACGCCATGCAATGCACGCCGGTTGATGGGTGCTTGGCGTAGTTGTCTAGTCCGCATTTGGGCAGATCGGCTTCGGAGTAGGTTTCAAAGTCGATTGATAAATTCACATCGATCCCCCATCAAAAAGCGACCCCGAAGGGCCGCTGGTTTTAAGTGTCACGATGTCAGTCAAACATCGATGCGGCGGATTTACTACCGCTTGATCCGAACGCTTCAAACGCTTTGGACGCCGGGATTTTTCCGTTGCCCAAGGGATCATCGTCACGCAGCTTTTGCACGTTTTCCATGCCGAACGCCACGCCTTTGTTGCCTGCTTGGTCATAGCCGTAGGCGCGAACCTGGGCGCGGAACCATGCGCCCGAATAGCACTCGCTGTCGTCGATGATGTCGTTCAACTGCGCATCGACCACGCCTGGGCGACGATCTTCCTTCGCGCTGAATGTCATTACGATGGCGTCATCGGGCACACCAGGGATTGGGTTGTCCAACTCCTCGTTTTTGCGGAACGGGGAGCGCATGGTTTTGGGGATGCTGCTGCCCCACTTCTCGGACGCGGCGGCTGCGGCCTGGGCTTTCAGTGCGGACATATCCGTACCCGGCATGAACACAGCACGGATGCTGTACTTCTTCTCGCCGTTCGGGTTTTCCTTGGGGGCGGTGGCCTTGAACAATCCACAAAAGGCTGCACGGAATTCGGGGGTGATAATCTTTTCTGCCATGTCTAGGTTTCCTTGTATCGAAGTTACGAGTTAATGAATGCAGACTTTGCATCCACGCTTATCGCAGGCCGCTTGTCCGATTCATGGACGAGGGTGTGGCCTGACGATTCCTTTGCGCAAAGCGGTTCAAGAATTGCGCGTTGTTCTTTGGGCAGCAACTTTTCAATCACTGCGGGTGACTTGATGCTTGGTGGGTCGTACAGTTCGTCGCGTGTCAGCCCTGTGTTCTCGATGACGCGGCTGACGATCACGGATTCATCCTCGCGCCACTTCCGGCGTGCCACCTTCTCCACCAACTTGTACGTCGGAGGCGTATGGCCGCGTTCGGCTTCGGCGTAAGCAAACTCTCGGACGTTCTTGATCCACCCTTCCAGAATAGGCAGCCAGTCCAGCGTGGCCGCGAGTTCTTTGGCGTCGTAGGGTTCGCCCTTGGCGAATACCTGTTTGGCCTTTTCCTGCGCTTTGGCTTTGACTTCGGGGCAAATGGCGGCAGCGGGGCAGAAGCGGCACCACTCGCCGGCGTTGAGGGGCGCGTCAGGCTGCTCCGTGGCCTTGACTTCATCAACCAAGTCAGCGGCCATATCGACGAAATAGCCAACGGGCAGAGTCTTGCGACGTGTCGGGCCGTCACTGTGAAAAGCGCGTGGCTGATCGATGACCAGTTCGACTTCGATAGGGCGCCATTCCGGGTGCGCCAGCAGCGCCCCTAGTGCATACCCTTCCAGTTGTTCGTTCGCCTCGCCAGCGTCGTCCTGCACATCCACAGCCACGCCTGCGCCGTACTTCAAGTCGCGCACCTGGAGTTTCTTGAGCGTGGGGAACCAAATCACCACGTCACCAGTACCAAACAGGTCAGAGTGCAGTTGGTGCAGATGGAAGCGTTCTTCCACCAGCATCACGGCGTCCTTGTCCTGCGCCAAGTCCAGGGCGATGGCGTCGATCACGCTTTGGATGTGGCCCAGCATTTCCCGGTCAGGCATTGCGGATTTCGCAACGCCGTGGTCGTCATAAGAAAACGGCCATCCAGCCAAAGACGTGGGGGCAACGTGGTTTGTCAGGCAATGCTCTTGAATCGCGTGGGCCAACGTCCCTTCCTCGGCGTAGGGGCTCGATGACTTGGGCACACCTACGGATAGCCGAATGCTGCCTGGGCAGTTTTTCCAACGCTTGCGCGAGGAAAAACCGACCTTGCTGTGTTGGGGAAGATCAAGCATTGCAGCGGGCGATGAACGCGGCAAAATCTTCGGGTTTCAATTCGCTGACGCGATTGGCCTTGAATTCACCCAGCAGCGCGATTCCAGCCGATACGCCACCCTTACCCGTCAGGACTTGAAGTGCGTTGCGCACGTCATCCAGGGACAAGGGCGCGGCAGGCGCAGCTTCGGGCACTGGCAGAGGCAATTCGATCTGGTTTGGATCAATGTACGCCCGGACAGTTTCCAACTCCCCGATTTTGGATTTTCCCTTCCGACTCGGTTTCTTCTCCACGGGCTGCCCCGCCGCAGCCGAATCAATGGCCACGGCAGGGGCGTCCTTCATCGTGCTGACATCACCCGAAGGGGGGAGCGGGCTGTCAGTGCCAGTGTTACTCGCCACTACTGGCTGGGCGTCACACGCTGGGGGAGCGATGTTCATGGGCTGTGCGGCCGATACAGGACGGCGGGTTGCGTCATGCTGGCCTTTAGCGTCTGTCAGACCACGCAGAAAGTCGGCCACGGCAGCCAGGGTCACGGGGGAATCAGTCGTTGTGTCGATAGTCAGTTGCATTGTCAATGTCTCCTAGTGAAGTTGCGATAATACCGATGATTGCGAAAAACGCAAGTATTTCGACAAAATTAATCGAAAATTTTTGCGAGTTCGCGGGTTTTATGGACGAGGGTTTTCATTACGTCCTCATCCACACTGCCAGCGCACGAAAACATCCGTACTCTGACGTGTCTGGTTTGGCCAATCCGATGGCAGCGCATCGCGGCCTGGGCGTTGTCTGACGGCACCCAACTTGATTCAATGAACGCCACTTCGTTGGCGGACGTGAGCGTGATGCCTGTGCCTGCGGCCTGGATGTTGCCGATGAACACTTTCTTTTCCGGGTTATCCATGAAGTGATCGATGATGATCTGCCGCTTGTTTGGTGGCGTGCCGCCATACAGCGTCATGGCCCCATATTTCTTTAGGGCCAAGCGCGCGTTCTCGATCACGTCTTTGTGGATGGCGAACAGGACGATTTTCTTGTACGCGCCTTCTTCTAGTTCTTCCTTGATGATGTCCATGATGCGCGGCAGCTTGGCCATGCCGATGTATCGGCGCAGCGTGGATGTCGTGGGCGACATGGCTTCCAACAGCTTGATCCGATCTTCAATCTTGACCGTGCCATTGGCTTCCATTGCTTTCAACGCGAGTTTCGTGGCCTTGTCCTTGGTTTCCATTTCTTTCAGGAAGGCGGGAATGCCACAGCTTGCCCAATTCTCGTAGAACCAGGGATCAAGCTCGACTTGGCTACGCTCCACCGTGACGTGCTGGAACGTGATGGGCGGGAGTTGTGTCAAGACTCTTTCTTTTGTGCGGCGTAGCATGAATGTCTCCAATAGTCGTTTGAGTTCGGGTACGTTCTTGTGACCTGTGATCTTGTATCCAAAGTCGGATTCAAAGCCATCGCAGAACTGGAACACGAAATCCCAATACGGTTTCGTCCAGACGCCTGCTGATTTCAGGTGTGTATAAAGTTCGCTGGCATCATTAGGGGCGGGGGTGCCAGTCAATCGCCACGTCCTGTCCGCACTGTGCATCAAGCCTGGGTATTTGTTGAAGCCGTAAATGGCCTTGGTGCGCTTTGCGCTGCGCTCTTTGAGGTAATGCGCCTCGTCGATGATTAGAACGTCCCAGGCCATTTCCTTGAGCTTCGCGCGCAGCTTTTCATCGATGGCCAACAAGTCAAAGCTGACGATATTGACGCCCGGTTGTGGTGTGCGTTCATCCGCCATCAGCAATGTGCATGGCCGATCCATCGGGGAGAAGCGGGTAAATTCCCGCGACCAGTTAATGCGGACAGACGCAGGGCAGATGACCAGGATGTTGTTCGCGGCCACAAGATCACAGGCGATGACAGCTTGCCCGCTTTTCCCCAGGCCCATTTCGTCCGCAAGCAGGGCTTGTGGCGTGTTGGCCAGAAAGTCCGCGCCATCCTTCTGGTACGGGAAGGGGGTTTCAAGTTGCAGCATTGCGCTTCGCAATTTCGCGGTTGAGATAAAAAATCGCTTTTTTCATATCCTCGATGGCGTCGTTCTTCAAGTCTGCGCGCCAGATGTATTTCAAGGCATTGCCCAGGTTGAACCCCATGTGTTCAGTAATCTGGATGCACTCAACGCCGCTGGGGTGCGATGTGTAATGTTTGGGATGATTGACGGGATCGTTCTTCATATCTCTCGGTGGGTAGTAGTTAATCGTTGTCATTTTTCTTGCACTTCTCGCACTCGCATTCGTGCTGCAACTCCACCAGATCAAGCAGGTCGATGAGTTCGTGTCGAAACATAGGAACCATGCTTGATAGCTCGTTCGACCCCGCCAACTCTCTAAGTTTCTTGAGGTTCATTTGATGTACTCCACTACAGGGTTAGCTACTCTTTCTGCTGCTTCTTGTGCTCTTGTTAGTGAGGAGCACCAATGAAATTTTGTCCAAAAGGGCCACCACCACATACGCTTTTCAACGACATAGCACCCATCTGCTGTTTGTGTTATTCGTATTGTTCTCATCGCTTCTCCTCCACAAACCCGCTAGGGGAGTTATCTTCGGACATTGCTGCGTCGATTGCTGCGTCAAACTGCGATTCAGTAGGCTTTGGTGATAAAGGTAGCTTCTCAAATTGCTCATTCAACGCCATGCAATTAGGGTTTGTTTCATCCTCATCAGTCATGGCAACACGAAGAAAACGGTATCTCGCTGCATCCTTCTCCAATGCCTCAATCCTCCGCATAGCGCATTCATAATGCCTGTTGCCCCATGTGTGACAGTCGGGGCCATGCGTACTTACGGTGGTGTCTCTGTCTTGCTGCCACTTCAAGCACTTTTGCAGTCGTTCGATCTCGTCGGCGGCTTCAATACAAAGTGCGTAGCTTGTGATGTGCCAGTTTTCAGGTAAAGCTCTGGTGCGCAATCGTTCAACTAAATCACTCATTTCCCCTCCTGTGCCGCTGCTCTCTTTTTGTATTCCCTATGAGCTTCGATCAATTCGTAAAGCCCGTGAGCATCCCTGAGTTTTCGCCAAACATAGTTACAGGCAATACCTAAAAGATATGCGAGAACGACTACGCTACCAGCGCCCATAACTATGTACCCAATGCCCATAGCAATTTCGTCCATCACTTACTCCTTTCTCTGTATTGTGCGGCGGCTTTCAAAATGTTCTCGGCATCACGCTTCTGCATGAAAGGGTTGACTTGATCTTTCAAAGCCTCTGCTGCGGCTAGGTTCAGTGCGCGAGTGAGTTGGTCAAACTTGAGAAGTACGAACTTGCCTTCCATGTTCAGGTTCGGCGTGATTTTCTTCGCAATCCTCAGTGCGTCTTGTTCTGTGAATGTCATTTCAATTCTCCACAAAACAGTTGTCAGGCAAGCGGCTCCAAATAAACTCATAGACAAACCAAGTGAATAACACCATGTCTGCCTCAAGAGTCTTGTCGAATCCAGTTGCCTTGTCGATCATTGACTCGATAGGAGTTCTCTTACCAATCTGAGAAAGGCTAGTCCCGTATAGCCTGTCAATCTGCCTGACAAGCTCCGGTTTTTTTGCACACTCCGATACAACTGCGGAAAAGTCCATTCCAATCTCCTAGTTACCCCACGCCTCCCTGTTGCTGCTCATCCATACCCTTCGGGTTAAATGACAGGGGGCGGGGGTTTGGTGGGCTACTTCCGCATCTTTTTCAGCTTGCCTTGCATCTGGTTTATCGCTGGCGCGACATTGACGAGGATGGAGGGGGGCACGTAGCGCACCCCTTGGCTGAAATCCAGCAATGCCTGGGCGTACCCTTCTGCGTATTTCGCAGCCATCAAGTCGGCCAAGAGAACGTCCAGGGTTTCTTTGCCAACGGCGGTTTCCGTTGCGAGTTCGATGAACCGGCGCCAGGCGGTGTTCGCCTTCTCTTTCGCTTTACGAATCATTTTTTGCCCCCGTAGTTGCGCTGACGGCGCATGATTGTCATCTGTCGCACGGCGTCCGCTTCCCGCGACTTGGCATCTGCATACATGAGCATGTTCCCCTGCCACTTGTACAGGCGCGCGTCCATCTTGTGAATGCGCGACTCGGCATAGACCAAGGCATACGCGACGTAGTAACTGATGTCGTCTGCCAGTTTGTTGAGCGTCCTGCGTGTGGGGCCGGGTGGTGCAAAAATGGGTAGCATGTGTTTTTCTCCTTTCAATTTTCGAGGTGGGTTCCGTAAAGTGCGATCAGTGCTGCTTCGGCCACGCCGTCATCCATGACACGGCTGAATTCGTGGGCGTGGTCGGGAAACAGGGATTGAGCAATCTCGCGCGCCTCAGACTTCTTCTGAGACTTGGTTTCGGTTGCGAGTCGCTTGATCCCGAATTGCGCTTTCCAGACTTGGGGCGCGATCAGGCAGAACGGAATGATGTTTCCGTACAAGAGGCCGTGAATGATTCCGGTTGATAGGCCAAAGTTGAATGCGCCTTGCTGACGTGGGCGGCTGGAGACGGCTTCAACGTACCCTGAATGGATCAGATTCGCGTGGTAATCCAGCCATGCCGCCGCTTGTTGGCCATCAAGGATCGTGCGGGTTTTGCCTGATGCTTTGATCTTCTTAGTGGGCATGCGCAGGATGCGTAAGTCGCGGGTAGTGCGATGACACAGCACGAATGCACCAGTAAGCCCAGGATCAACACCAAGGACGTAGGGAAGTGTGGTCATGTCCATATCTCGCTTGACGCGGCTTCGATCCGCTTCCCTATCCACGCCATCACCGGAACTGCCATTGAGTTACCTAGCGCCTTGTAACGCGGGCCATCTGGTGAAGTATCTTTGCCACGCCAAGGGATGTCTGTGTATCCGTCAGGAAAGCCTTGAAGTCTTTCGCACTCTGTTGGGGTGAGTCTGCGTACTTGCATGGATGTGGCGACGGCCACGCTAGCCTGTCCAGTGCTCGATCCGCACCCCATAGCGTGAGTTGTTCCGTCTGTGCTACTGATCGGGTCTTGTGTTGGGTGGAAGCTAATAGGATTCATTTCATCACCACAAAGTTTTCAGTTTCAAAGTCCAATCGGTTCTTGGTTATCAGACAACGGGCTACAGACAAAGAGTCCTGCCCCCCCGGATATGCTGATTTTCTAAACCTTGCTTCTCGCCAAAGTGCGCGTTCAAGGTGGGAGCGACTTCGCAGGGCCATTGCGCTACGAAATGTCCCGCAGCTGCGCCTTCTGGCCGTCCTCCTGCGCCACCAGCGAAAGAGCATTTGCTAATTGTTCCGGCAACTTCTTGCTCCTTTTCTCTGCTCGGCGCAGAATCCCCGCGCAGGCTGTCTGGCTCAAGAAGAATCGGCGGGCGATTGGCCCAGTCTCCAGTGTCTGTGAGAGCGAACACGCGACGCCTTCGCTGCGCCACTCCGAACCACTGCGCGTCGAGAGTTGCCCACTCGACGAGTCCGTTATCTCCGACTGCCACACCTTCCGTTCCCCACCCCTTTGGCGGGATGGGGCATTCGTCCATACCTGCCATGAACTCAACCACCGAAGCAAAGTCACGGCCTTTGTTGGACGAGAATGCGCCAGGTACGTTTTCCCACAGCCAGAATCTTGCGCGACTCCATTTGCAGATGTTGATTGCGGTGAAGAAAAGCCCGGATCGAGTGACAGTTCCATTTGCATTGATGAGTCCCTTTCTATGTCCAGCTACGGATAGGTCCTGGCACGGCGAACCAAAGACAACAATGTCGATGTGTCCAAGTGCCTTGATTTGTTCTTCTGTAATGTCGGTGACGCTGCCCAGGTTCGGCACGTCTGGATAGTGATGTGCAAGCACAGCGCAGGGGAACGGCTCAATTTCAGCCACGCCAACGCACTCCCAACCGAGCGGCTTCCACGCCACTGTCGCGGCCTCGATGCCGGAAAATAGGGATAGATAACGCATTAGCCCAACAACTCCGCCAGTGTCTTGCCGTTGTGGGCTTCCTGAGTCGCAGCTTCGGCTTCGTAGTCGATTTTGCGGGGCAGCCAATCCTGGGGGGTGATAAGAATCCCGTATTCCCGCCCAGCACTTGTGATTAACTCAACATTGTGGGCGGGAATAAGCCCGTCTGTGCCGACGGGCTTTGCGTACTGCCATCGGTATATCGTGATGCGGGATATGCCAAGGATTTTGGCCAGGGCGCCTTCCCCACCAAACTTTCGTACTATATGGGCCGCTTGGCCATAGGTGGGAGATGAGAATTTGCCACTGCCTTTTTGGTATCGTGCCATGTCGGGAACCTTGGGTTGTTGTCACTGTCGAATGTTGCGAACTATACCTATAATTGAGAAGAACGCAACAAAAATTACAAATAAATTTTGATTTATTGATAAAAGGTTGAAGATTAAGTTAAATTTCACTTGCTTTATGTTGCGGTAACAACTATTGTTGCGTTATACCGTGACCAGTCACGGTATAACTTGCTTCGTGTGAATGAGAAGGGGACTACCGTGACAGATAGTTTGAAGCAGTACCGCGCGGCCAGGGCGCGAAAATCCGGGGCGAAGAATCCAGACGATGTGTATGTGGATGCGGCGTGGTTTGAAGATCAACTCCATCGAATCAAGGTGCCGCAGCGCCAACTGGCCAAGCTGATGGGCGTTGATCCCGCTGCGGTATCGCTGTTAAAACAAGGGAAGCGGTGCCTGACGTTGATCGAGGCGGATTATCTGTCGCATCTGCTCGGCGTCAGCGTCGCGGAAGTTGCAGCCAGGATGGGCACAATGACCAAGGAAGAACTGGACGCCGCAGAGAAGTGGGCCAGAGGCTTCCACGCCGATCCTACGGGCTTGACGGGTGAGGCGAGGGGCGCGGGTGGATCAGGCGTTGGGGGTGACGGGCCTGCGCTTATCCCCCTATCAGGAACGATTGACGACAAGCGCGAAGTGCATCCTGACCTCCACCACGAACTGACCGACCAGCAAGTGCCCGCGCTCCCGATGCCTGGACGCGGGGGCTGCGCAGCGTATCGATTCCAGACGAATGACGCGATGGACGGCTGGATAGCGTATGTGCCCGCCATCCAGCAGTTCGGTGTGCCCGCTGAACTGTTGGGCCAGCTTTGTTATGTTGTTACGGATGATGGCGAGGGGCCAAGGTATGAGGCGGACACCCGGTATGACGAGCGCGGATTTCTCCGGTATGTGCGAAAAGGCTACCTGCCAGGGCGCTATTTTTTGAGCGAAACACCCAACGAGAAAGGGACGCAACATAAAGTGAAGGCGTCCGCACCCGTGGTTTGGATGTTCAACGGGGGGCTTTAGACACGGCGAGAAGGGCTAAAACACCAAGTTTTAGCCACGGAATATCTAAAACTTTCCGAAATTCTAGCTAATTTTCTAAGAAATTCTACGTCTAAAAAGGCGTTTTGGAAGCGATAACTAATTGAATCTAAAAGAGAAAACGGTGTTTTTACCGTATTTCTAGAATTATTTTTCATTTCCCCCTAGCTTTTTAGCTTTCATGTGTACACATGTGTGTGCGTAGCATGTGTGTATACCTATGTACCTTATACATACATTGATTTATAAATAAAAATAGAAATATAGAAATATAGGGTATTAGAGTATCAAAAACAAAGAGTTAGACGTTCCGAATTGATTTCTACATCTGTTTTGAAGAATAGAAGTATAGAAATTGTCTCGCCCTCCGTTGGGTGTATGGCGAAAAAACGTCATTGAATCAAGAATTTGCACATGAAGCGGGGAAGTGTCTCGCGCTCAGACAGGGGGAGAGTCGAGGTTTTGAGTCGGAAATGTTAGTTAGTGCTCGCCTATAGTTAGCGCACACTCCGATTTTGTGCGTCGGACTGGGTGGCGAGACTTGGCGCAAACGATGCGCGTCAGGCCTGCCAGAATCGCGCAGGACGGGCGAACGTGGGCAGGTTGATATGTGGATATAGGCAGGGTATTTTTATCGGCTCAAAACGTGTTTAATCCTTTCGTGTAGTGGTGTCCATTTTCTGGACATCATGTAACAAACCAGTGCGTGATTGATAGGCGCAACAAACCAGGGCCAAAGGGGGGGGGGAATTTAATTCCTATCCTTTGGTTGTATTGATAAGCCAATCGTTTGCCGCGTGCCTGGGGGCACTTGGCAAGGGATTAGGTTATGGATCCATTGAATCCGCACCTACGGCGAAGGCGCGCGCAAAAAGAAAAGGCCCGCGATGGATAGGCGGGCTTTGTTGTTTTTGGGGCATGGCGGGTTAATGCACAGCCTTGATGCGTTTGACTGACCAATTAAACCAGCGGCAGTACTCTGCTGCTTCGCCGTAAGTGTGAAAGTACTTTACTTGGTTAAAGGGAAGTTTTACGCTTTCGATTTTGTACATGATTAAACCCCCAATGCCATTGCGTCAGCGAATCGCGCATTCTTGCGAATCGTGTGCCGTGATTTTTCAAGATCGTGCAAGGCTTCGCGGGCGAGTTCGTTGGCAGTCTCTTTGATGTAATCCGTAGATTCGGATTCAATGCCCCAGCAGGAATGCCCGAAACTTTTTAATTCGTTCCCTTCGTCGTCCAAGGGGAACACGCAAACGCCGACATAGTGCCAGTCATCGTTACACCATGCCTTGAGATATTCAAAGTCGCGGCGCACGGCTTCGGCTGCTACTTGCTTTCGTGTCATGCCTTCGGTTTGAAAGCCAGGACAGCCCCAGCCGTCACGAATAGCGAATGCGAGCGTAGCTTTGGCGTCGTAATAGCGGAAAGAATTACGATCTTTGTTGAGTACCCATTCGCCAGGGCGTTTAGCGCGTGTCGTCCAGTCTGACACGATCCCGTGACCGTCTGAATTTTCCCATGGGGCATCCGCGTAATCGTCAAAATGAATTTCTGCGTGGAATGTCTGGCCGTCGTACGTGAAGTCGAAAGAGTCAAGCATGATATTTTCCTTTCGTTGAGTTAATCGCAATGGTTTAGGCGAGCGAAATTACATTTCCGCGATGATCGACTGAATTTTGGCCCGTGTATCCGCATCGAACGCACGGCGCAACATGGCGGATGTTTCCAGGCATCGCTCATAAATGTTCAATGCCTTTAGTGAATCGTTTGAATAGTCGTAGTTATCGCACCAATCGTCGAAGTTGTAATTCGCCGCGTCTGCATCTCTAAACAAGGCGTAGAGCACGT